GCAGAATAAGTATCTAGGTCAATAACTTTCTTACGAGATGCCATCATATTATCCCATCGTTGCTAGAATGCTTGCTAAATCCTGTGGTGGTGCTTGTTGTGGAGAGGCCCCACCAGAAGGTTGTCCAGGAGTGGCTGGGGACGGGGGCGCCTGCTCTACTGGGCCTTGTGTGCCTGGTGGAGCCATCTCTGGCTGCATCGGTTGTTCAGGCTTTGGAGGCGTGAACACTGCCAAGGCAGCATCCTCTATACTTTCCCCCTTGCGACGACGTTCAATAACGTCGGCAATATTACGGATTAGCGCAGATGGATCTTGTCCCTGTGCGACCATAGCAGGAATTGCTTGCGCAGTTGCTGTAATGGACGCAGTAAGATTATCGCGCATCTTTTCGATTTCAATTCGTTGTTCTTCCAGCGTTACGTTAACGCTCCATGGAAGTTCACGACGGATAAAATCTTTCGATACTAGGTCTGCACCTAGTGCTTGAAGTGAGAATATTAGGGCGCGGGAAGGATCTAATCCAGCCATCAAACCATATCGAACCTCTATTGAAGAGTCTCCATTGATGTCTTTGCTTGGCTTGTACTTTAACTCGTACGGCGTACCTTGCGCTGTTCCTCTAACACTCTTATCTTCATCGAATAGCATTTCATCTATTTCGAAGCACAACTTGAGAATGTCCTCGAACACCTCAGCAAGAATGGTTTGACCAGCCTTGATCTGAGAGTCGAAAGCACCAAGTAGTGCCTGGACACCTTGACCAGTAATAATACTGGCGTCAATGTTTCCAGTTCTACCCTCAGGATATCGAGCACCAAGTCGTAATTCAGATTGGAGTGCTGATTGCTCCTGAAAAGTAGCAGCGGGAATGTCAAGTTTGACACGCCCGACACCTTGTGGTTGGGATGTGCGAATAATCGCATCAGGCCCCATAGGCAAATCTAATACATCGCTAGGTACAACGAATGGTGCTTGGATTGACTTCTCAGCCGCTTCCATAGCAAGATTTGCAAAACGAGCACGAGCCATCTGTACATAGATAACATCGTCAAATTGTCCGCGAGACTCATCATCAATTCCAGGGCGACGTGCGATACGCACAGTCATCTTACCCAATGGGTTCTTGATACGGCTCAAAACTAAGTTACTGCGTGAAGGTACATACAGGACAGTTTGATCTTTGTCCATGTACTTAATAAGTTCAACATCCATGTTGTTATCTCGGTCATAACCTAGACGACCAAGAAGTGCAGGAGCGTGTTCTGGGAACTCGTTAGCAAGTTCATGTACAGTTTTCATGTAACGCTTGGCGTATGCTACGCATCGTCCAAAGCGATCATACTCTGGGTATGAACCCATAGGATCTTCAACTCGAATACGAGGAAGGTTATCTTCAAAGTCTGGCTCTACGTGAATAGGAAGGAAACCGTAGGAGAAGTACCAGTCAGCACCCCAGTACATCTGTGACTGTAGGCGTGAATTAAATACGTAGTTGTTAGCAATCATGCCGCGCTTATCAGCAAAGGCGCGAGCCTTAGCATTAGCAACGGATACTGTTGAACAGTTAAATGATGGCAGTGGTGCTAGAACTTCTGCTAGGTCGCGCGCAGCAACATCGATGAAGTTGGCAACCATGGAGTGAGGCATACCCTCAGGGAACATCTCTGGAAATACATCCACCATGTTACCCTTGCGGACAGCCTGGATTTGTTCCATGCGAATATCGCGTTCTGCATGGCGCTGTTTGAGGTTATCAACGCGCTTAGCAATAGTATCAATATCTGCAACCATTATTGTCCTAACGAAGTTTGAAAAAAATTATCTATTTCTATTTGCTGCTTTTAGAGCACGAGCAGCAGCGGCTGCTTTAGCACGATTTGCTGGAGTATTTTTTGCTGCTAATTTTCTTTTTAGCGGGCCAAAGACACCTTTAGGCTTTGTAGGATCTGTATTTACCTTAACTTTATTGCCTTTTTGTATTAAGTCCATCATGCTTTGCATTTCTCTTTTAATTGAATCAGAGGATCTTGTATTTACACCAACATTTGCTTTGTTATTAGCACGAGTTACCTCTGAAGTTGCAGGCTTAATATCCCCACCAGATTTAACTTTAACTGGTGCATTTTTACGAGAAGCAACTTTTTTTACTGGTCTTACTGCAAATTGTTTAGGCGCGTTACCAAATGTGTTGCTTAAACGACCTCCACCAGCACCGCCAGAACTGCCACGGCCTGAGCCAGCGCCTACGCCAGATTCACCACGAGATGAAATTATTTTCTTTGGCTTCATAGCCATGGGTTTCTCCTATTCGTTTCCATATTCATATTCGTTCACATTAATTGTGAAGCGGTTTTGAAGTTGACTTCTTGTAGCCCACTTGTTATTTAAGTGAGCCTGACCATTACGGGTAACACCGATTACTTCTCTAGCGCGTAGTTCACAGAACCACAACGCCATCACACAGTCGGTCTTACCCTTGGTATTAGGTTCCCATGTGATTAACTGCTGAATTAATGCTTTAACACCTTCTGAACCGTCCTGTGAAGGAAGTTCAATCAGGTTATCGTCATTATGCTCTTTGCCGCGTACTGTTCCAAAAAGTCCAGCCATAGCCGCAACGCCAAAACCAGTATCCCATTTGTTCTTGCCAGTAAACTGACTAGAGAACCGAACTCCTACGGAGGCTAGATACTGCTGTAATTCTGTATCTAAAGCATAAGCCTTCTGATGCGCGTTAGTTTCAATACGCAATTCGTGGGGGCTGTATTTTTCAACCCATCTTTCAATCAAGTTCTGGATCTTTTGCGGAGTAGGCTCAGACATATTCTCGACATCGAGTACATATCGCATGCGACTTACTCGGTCAACAGTCATGATTACCGCGGCAGTGCGTCCACTCATCGCTGGGTCAAGACCCATGATGGTGTACCAGTTGCCTTTTTCTGTAGGATGCCCTGGAGTGCCTACTCGCAGTGGCCCTCTCTTTCGCATTCGGTTAGTAGAACCTTGGACAGCGAGAGGGGAAAATATAGAGTCCTCTTGTACGTCCTGTTGCTGATAAACCAATGCCCACGCGCTAGGGCTAACTTCGCTTCGTCTACGAAAGAGTGCTGGCCCATTCCATTTAGGATACAGACCGTCCTCATCGGGAAGGATATCTTCATCTGAACCCTCCCAGGGTAGATGTGACTTAGGCCATAGCGTGACCCATTTCTCAGGATCTTCATCAAATTCTAGAACGGCTGGCATTGACAGGTACGTGAAAGGTGATTTGCCACCTGTCCAGTGCTCAGCCGAACGGATCTCGCGGTATAGGTCATTGGAGGCAATACGTGTGCCTACGACAAGTAACTTACCATTGTCTCCGAGACGGGTTACAACGTCTCGCTGCAACCACAGAAGTTGCTTTTCCCATTCATGAGCGTTAGACGTAGTAACAACGTCGTCAAGAATGATAAGGTTAGAACGAGCACCAGTGATTTGACCGCCAATACCGAGAGCCTGTACAGTAGGGTCTTTTTCCGTGGAGTCTCGAGAGAGGTAGATGCGGTCTGCTTTCCAAGTGTCTGCATCTTCTTTCCATCCCCCAGCGCTGCCATAGACAGCCTGTAACTTAGCCCAGCGTTCGTGGCTCAGTCGCTGCTTGATGGAGTATAAATACTCCTTGGCGCGTTCCTGAGTTTTGGATACGATGGTGATCTTAATGTTCGGATCCATCGCAATACGATAGACACAGTAGTTAACGGAGATGACCGTTGACTTGGCATGCTCTGGAGGTACATTTATAAGCAAGCGCTTCTTAGAGGCTGGGTCATAGACCATGGCATCATGCAGGTAAGAAGGTTCCCGTCCCTCTAGCAGGTCAATCCACGACCTGTGATGTGGAAAGATTGGGGAGTCTAAGAACTCTTGCGAGAACTCCTCAAAGCCAATTTTGAACTTGGCATCACCCGAGACTATGCTCAGGGTTTTCTCACCCTCGGCACGAGCCTTCTCCAGCGCTTTCATGAACTGATCGTCCTTGCGCCAGTCTTTCATCACATCAGGCTTACGATCTGCCCGAGCGATAGCGTCAGGCAGGTCTAGCCCCTGCTTAATAAACTCTAAAACTTTATGCTTTGCCTCACGTAGGGCTGCTACCTTATGGTGTTCATCACCCACCTTAGCCACCATATAAAACACCCCCGTTAAAATCAATCAAGTTGGGGTTATTTCCCCCCTTATCGCTCGCGCTGAAAAGCGCGCTCGCTACCCCCTCGCTTTCGTGGCTGGCAATAAAGCCAGCCCCTCAAGACCCGATAGGCTCACTTCTGTGTACCGTTCGCCTATACTATATATAACCCGTTCAAATACAGATAGCGAACGCTATGACTTTAAGAATGTGATGTACTTCACTACTTTTATATACTAAAACGGACATTTCCCCGCAAATACTGGTAAAATATTTTTGTGCGATAGTGTATATATATAGCCGGGGGCTATTAAAGCACTGGGGTCGCCAAAGCGACTCGTAGTTTTTTCCGCTTGATGAGGGTCGGCTGCAAGCCGACTCGCTTTTAGTTTTTGGGGGTCGAGGGGGCGAAGCCCCCCGCG